TTTTTTTTTTTTTTTTTTTTTGCAGGGAAAAGAGAAAGGAAAATACAAGAAGAACTAGGAAAACACAAACAGGAAACTAACTAACATTTTAGGAATCACACCTAACGGATCTGCAAAACCCGCTTATTCAAAGCTAAAGCATGTTCAGCGGTTAATCAAGGCGAGAAGAACATGCAAGAAACTCGCGCCGCTATTAAACTAAACACCACCGGACCCACCACGTTTTATAACTGGTAACCTTTCCTCAACCGACCGAATCCGAGGACCCGGATCATTCAAAACAGTGGGAATCGGAACTTCCGAGAGCTTAGGCGCACCATGAGCTCCACCAAGAACCGTACCACTACCCGTAAATTTTTCAGTATCCACTATACCAGATAAAACGAGGTACGTAGCAAAGGAAGCGAGGAGGATAATACGTAACTGAACCGATTTAGCCTTAGAGTAAACGTGCAAAGACACGAACCCAAGCAAATACGTACTCAGCGTCTGCGGCGGGAGTATGTAAGTCGAAACAAACACCGCACCCGTAATCAGCAACTGAAAACTACGCGGGGCATCGATAATAACAGGAAGTCCAACTAATATCCCGATAAATCGGACATAATCAGTCTTCGCCCACTTAAGAATCGGATTTCGAGGATAAGCCTTAAGAGCCTTCTCAATCACGTCACCAGCCTCACCTTTATTGTAAACTACCACTAACAAACAAGCATACATAATAAGGATGTGGGGTTTCATGATGAACTTCAAACAGATGTTAAAAACATCATAGATCAGCGCATCAAGACCTTTACCACGAGCCCTTAACCTTAATCTTAGCTCGGGCAACCCCAGCATTATTCACCACATTCTTAACCCTGCGTCTAAACACACCATTGCTCCTAAAGGGGTTCTGTCTCCCCACTCTCATACCACCGTAACCACTCATATTTATGATCTCTTGAGTTGCCATCAGGCAACAACAAGAGCACCGAGTAGTTTCAACCCAAAACAATAAGGGTTGTCGTGAAGATAGATAACGACCGGTAGAAAAGAGAAAAAGAGAAAAACAGAAAAGGAGGATCGTAGTCGGACCACAAAAACACAGAAGTTCACAAACAAAATCTCCACAACCAACGTCGCATAAACAAACCAGCAATTGCTCAACCATGCAACGAAGTACTTCCATACCATCAAAACCATGAACTTCACAATGCGAAAAATAGTACCGACCAACACCTCCAACCCTACAGTCACAATAAACTCTATTCCATCCACGAACCATCCACTCGAAGGATCCGTCAACTTAGTCACCTGCGTGACAGCTGAGATCCTCCCCTCCGCACCTGGATACAACATACAATATTCATCACTCGTCCTACGTAGAGAAACATACCGAATGGTAGCACTGTCTGCCCCCGCAAATACCTCAATGAGAAGTTTTAAACCAGACTCCAGCACAGTGTTAGAATCATGGCCCCAATGATATTCATTGAACGAAAGATTCACGAATAGATTCGCAGCCAACAGATTCATCGGCCCGAGCCGCCTCGGCACCGAGAAATTCTCCAACTTTCTACACAAACGGAAAAGATTTTCGTAATTGTAAGTATACATCTTACAGCTCTTAAGTGCAGAACACGAGAACGAAATACCCTTCTTCCAGTATCCAAAATCAGTACCATAGATTAAATCCGAGCACAACCGACTGGTGAGGAAGTACGTCTCACCCATATCCAATGAAGCCATAACCAAAAAGTGTGTGTATGGAGTCCAAAACTCGTATCTACAGAATTATTCATTATCCCACGGCAAGTCGACAGACAAGCTAGCCGAACTACCGCGATGGGATTGGTACATCTGGCCAGCCAATTCCCTGGACAACCTTGCACTTTCGAAACCGAAAGGCGATTTCGACCACGCGTACTTAGGGGTCATATAAATATCAAGATGTTTCGCATCACGACCCTTATCACGTACCAGGGAAAAACATCCCGCAATTCCATTATACGAATCCGTATCCATACACAAACTAAACGCCACTCTGACAACATCAGAACCGAAAGCAGAGCGCATAAGCACGATCTTCTTCTCACTCTCGTATGTAAACGCGTACTTCACAATAGAACATTCAACCTCTGTATCCACATCTTTCGTAAATGCATAGTCGAAGTTACCAGGATCGTAAATAGTAACCATCTTCGACTCGTCAGGAGGACCGCGAACCATCAAACAACCGGACACCGCACCTGTATCAATAGGAACCACTAAACCACGGGACTCGACGCCCACAAACGACGATAAGTCCATCTGCGCACACGAATCAACTGGGAACATGGTCCTGTACGACAATTTCACACTACTAGCGTCCGGATTGAACTCCATAGGATGTAGCCTAGCCAAAGTTCTAAATTGCGCCACCATCCCATATGCAACAAGCATAAACAGAGTATTCACACCACAAGGTCCAGCTTCACGAAACACATTCACAATCGAAGTAGGTCTAGCCCGTTTGTTCGGAACCCATTCGAAGATATTATCACACTCATACTTTATAGAAACACCACCATCGAACTCCACGGGCTCACAGATGTTGAACACACCACCAACAACACTACCCAAACAAAAATACAGTACCAAAATCACACAAAACCTCTCCAACATCTTATCCTCTCGAAACAAAATCATTTCGAGGTCCCAAAGACAAGATGCAACAACCAATACACAACCTTACCTAAACACATCCAGGCCAAATGACCACGACCAAAACCGACAAGTCGGCACCACTTACCCTAAAGCACTATTATCACACTGACAGATACGAAAGGTTATCAGGCGTCCCTAATCGTACCACCCGCTAACCGGTAGTCCAAACGTATATAATGAAAAGCAGTGGACTTTTGCCTCAGATCGATCCAACATATATATATAATAGTGTAGCTACGCCCCAGGCAGTCCCCAGGACACCAGCTCTCGGATGCGATAGCACTATCTCGCGTCCACACCGAGCATGGCAACGTGCAGCCCCTCTCCAGTACAGGTGCCAGTACCTGATGACTACAGCGTCTAGGGTGATAACGGCCAAACCCCTCGTCGCCGGACAAAATAAGACTACCAAGGGATCACCTCAGTAGAATTGTTTGAATTTTATG